GCGGCGGACTTGCTGCGCTCAATGATTATCGCTGCGCCAGATCATCGCCTGATGTTTGCAGACTACAGCGCCATCGAAGCGCGAGTGCTGGCCTGGATGGCGGGGCAGAAGGACTTAGTGGAGACATTCGCAAAGGGGGGCGATGTGTATATCAAGATGGCGTCGGCAATCTATAATGTGCCGGAAGACAAGGTAACGTCGGAGCAACGGCAGGTCGGCAAGATGGCGATCCTTGGTTGCGGCTACGGCATGGGCGGCAAACGCTTTGCCGAGCAGTGCGCAGCGATGGGCATCGGCGTGGACGTAGAGGAAGCCAAGCGGATCGTGTCGATCTACCGGCAGGAGAATAACCAGATCGCCGCCTACTGGCAGAGTCTCGAAGCCGAGTATCTTGAACTCGCCAGAGAAGCACTGGACCAAGGCGAGACTATCCTGCGCTATGCGCTACCATCTGGCCGGAGCCTTACGTATCGCAACCCGCGCATTGTGCAGCGTGAGACGCCGTGGGGAACCAGCCAGGATACGGTCGAGATAGACACGCTTAACAGCATTACCCGCCAGTGGGTGCCTCAGAAAATTTGGGGTGGACTGGCTGTGGAAAATGTGGTTCAAGCTACAGCGCGAGACTTGATGGCCGGGGCGATGATGCGGCTTGAGAACGCCGGATACCCAGTTATCATGTCCGTCCATGACGAAATTATCTGTGAAGTCCCTGAAGGTTACGGGTCACTTGACGAGATGATTGAGATCATGACATCACCGCCCGCTTGGGCAAAGGGTTGTCCGATTGCGGCCGAAGGGAAAGAAGGTCCGCGATACCGGAAGTGACATAAAGGAGCGAGTTATGATTCAGTTTGACCATGTGAGTGACAGCTTCTGCGTCAAAGATGGCGACAAGTGGCTCTACTTCGACAGCGTGTCGAAGGCCAAAGACGCAGTGCGCCAGGTGAAGATGAAAGAGGCGGTCAAGGCCGAACGCGAACAGGTAGCCGCATGGCTGCGCCGCATCGGCAAGCCACAGATGGCTGACGCCGTGGAAGCTGGGGAGCATCTGCAATGACCGACCGCAATGAAGACAACGAGATCATCGACACCGCCCTCGACACGCTGGCTTGGCAGCGCCGCGAGATCGACCGCCTGACTGCCGAGAACGAGCGGCTGCGGAACGATCACGCGTCTGCCGTTGCCGAATTGAATAAGACAAAGGCGCTGCTCAAAGGCTATCGCCGGGGCTACAAAACAGCCCGCGCCGCACTGGGAGACACGCAATGAACGATGAACGTAAAGAAGCAATGGACCAACTGATCGCGATGGATGCTGACCTGATTGACCCCGTGCAGGACAGGCTGGTGCTGGCCGTGCGCGAACTAGCAGCCGATGATAGCCAATGGGTAGCCGAAGCATTTGCCGCAACACTGCGCAAGGCGCTTGCGATGCATGGCCTCGCCATCGTGAAAGGAGCAGGCCATGGGTGACATCTGGCGCTTTGTCTTTGCCGTCTGGGCAGTGACCGCAGGGCAATGGGTATTTGCGAAACTGCTAGGCCGTTCTCTTGACGAATGGGACCACACCCATGCGGTCATCATGGCAGGGGTTTACGTAATCGTGAAAGCCATTCGCTCTGACAAGACAGTTGTGCGGGTGATTGGGAATGCGGAGCCGGATAATTGGGAGGCGACCCTCATGAAAGCAGCAGGCCATGACCGTGACTGACGAGGACCGGAAGGCAGCGAGGGCTGTCTGGATACAGGCTGCGTTCGACTATGGCGGCCAGAGCATCCCCGGCGAGGGTGAAGAACGCGCCGCAAGGGTTATCGCTGACTTCATAGCCGACACACGCCAAGCCGCCTACGCCGCAGGGCTGGAACGTGCGGCGGTGATTGCGGAGAGGGTGGCTCAAGCCGAGCTAGGTGGTGTGCATGGCGATTATGCCAAGGGCATTCGCTGGTGTCGTGACCGCATTGGGGACGCAATCCGCGCAGAGAAGGATAAGACATGACCGAGGATAATCTGGTGAAGCGGTTGAACTATTGGATTGATGAGGCGCACCGCGAAAACGAATGGTCCGATCTCATGGATGTTCGCTACCGCATCGAAGCCCTGACTGCCGAGAACGAGCGGCTGAAGCGTGAAGTCCTGTTGCAGATGGGCTGGAAAACGGAAGCGCAGAAACGGCTTGCGCTACTGGAAGAGGCGCTAGAGTTCATCGCCACTGAAGGCGGCCAGACTGAAAGTCGGGTGGCATTCGCCGCACTGGAGGGGAAGCAATGACGGAAAAATGCCTACACGCTTCGGACTGCGACTGGCACGTTGACCAGTACCCGTGGGAATGCACTTGCGGGGCGATACCGCGCAAGGCGGCTATGGATGAACTGGTTGCAGATAGCGCCGACGAACTATGGGCCAAGCACGAACGAGAACACTTGTTCGACCGCATCGAAGCCCTGACCATCGCCAACACCGGCTTGCACGATGAGATCGAAGACCTGCGTGAAAAGCTGGCTGCTGCCTACATCGCCCTGTCCGGAACAGACGTACACGCTTCGGACTGTGCTACATCTAACGCGCCAGCCTATGAGCCGGGACCGTGCGACTGCAAGGGGGCAGAGCAATGAACGGCGTGACGCAATGGGAAGCCAAGGAGATCATCCGCGAGAAAAACGACCGCATCGAAGCCCTGACTGCCGAGAACGAGCGGCTGCGGGAGGCGTATAAAAACGCAAACGAAGCATGGGGTATTGCACAGCTTGAGGTCGAGCGGCTGCGGGAGGCGTTGGTAGCTGAACGCGAGGAGAACCTATGGAGCGCCTATGCCACGGGCGATGTGATTGGCGATGAGTGGACGCACTTGTTTATGTCGGACGGTGAATGGCTGGCTAAGGAATGCGGCTTTGATCCTAGGCAGGGGTATTACAGCGCCGAAGCTATTCGCAACGCCATTCCTATAGCTGCCCGCGCCGCACTGGGAGACACGCAATGACCGAAGAACTGAAGATTGGAGATCGCGTCGAGAAGGTCAAAGGCTATCGCTGGCCTGGCGTGATCGTCGCCATCTTTGAAACCACGCAGGGCAAGCTGCGCTACGTTGTCGAATGCACGGTGCCAGAGGTTGCTGGCGCGCTTCACATCTATGCGCCGGAGCAGATCGCCGCACTGGGAGACGCGCAATGACTAGGCAGATCATCGGCGCATTGATGGCTTTCACCCCGTTTCTCGCGGCTATGGCCTACATAGCCTACCAAGCGCCTGCGATAGTCCTTGTGGCGGTACTAGGCATACTTGCGGTCCTCGCGTGGTATGGCATCGCCTTGCATCTGCTATGCGAATGACCCCCGCTCTGCGCCACTGGCTCTGGACCCAGTTCGGCTGGGATATTTACGATTGGGAACCTGAGGAGATTAGGTTTTGACTGAACAAGAACTTATTCCGTACCTGGGCAAACGTATCCTGGCGGATGCAGATAAGCTCCGGCTCTTCATGCCGGATTGCTTCGCTAGGTTCCCACTCGAATGGAATGGAGCGCAATATGAAATCCGCATCATACAAAAGAGGGAAGAGGAAGATGACTGAGATATTCATAGCAGCCGCAGTAGGCGCTGGGATGACCGCGTTCTTCTACGCCATCCATCTTGTGCGCGAAGCGATCATTCGCGGCGTTGACGACCTAGACGATATTGACTGGATGCAATGACACACAAATCAACCTTTGACTTGGATGCGGTCCAGAAGACTATTCGCGACCGCATCGGGGAAGCTATTGGCTCAAGCGGCTTGCCTTCGCACAAGGCCGCGGGGATGTCTGGTTATTCGCCAGCACATCTGCGTAGGCTCCGCAATGGTGAGGGCAAGAACCCGACCATCGCTGGGATATGGTCGTTAGCCGAAGCCATGAATGTGAACCCGCACTGGCTGCTCGGTTCGCCATACGTCACGAAGTACACGGGCATTGAAGACCCGCAAGAAAGGAAGAGCGTGCTTACCTCTGAAGTTATCGACGAAGCGAGTAGACTGTTTCATGTACACCCACGGGACATCACTGGCCCCTATCGCTACCAGTTCTTGATGCCCGTTCGCTTCGCCCTTTATCACTCGTTTCGCAAACGGGGGTTGTCATACCCGCATATCGGTCGCATCATGAACCGCGATCATAGCAGTGTGATCTACGGAGCGCAGCAGGCAGTATATCGGATGGAGCGCGACGCGGAGTACGCGGCGAAGGTTGAGCAGCTAATCAATTTCCGTCCGAAGATTGAGAGCGAGGAGATAGAACATGGCTGAGATCGCACACGCCTCATTCGGCGCGTCAAACGCCAAGCGACGCATGGCTTGTCCTGGTAGCCTTAACGCCGAATCAAAGTTCCCCGACACGTCAAGCCCGTTCGCGGAGCTTGGCACTGCGGCGCACGAACTGGGCGAGTATTGCATCGAGAATAACATCCAAGATGTGTTCACGATGCTCGGCCGCACGTTCAACGATCATGTCGTAGATGACAACATGGCCTCCGCTGTGCGTGTCTACGTAGACTACGTTAACTCAGTCGCGGAAGAAGAAGCGCCGGCCTTGCTGAAGTTGGAGCAACGCTTCAGCCTTGAGGCCCTCGATCCGCCGATGCCGATGTTCGGCACCAGCGACTGCACGATCTACGGCAAAGAGACTGGCAACCTCTGGGTGATCGACTACAAGCACGGCCAGGGCGTAGCTGTAGACGCGGAAGACAATCCGCAGCTAAAATACTACGCGCTCGGCGCTGTGCTGAAGATCGGCAATCGCGCCCCGATCAACGCGATCCACACCGCGATTGTCCAGCCGCGCGCACCGCATCGTCTGGGTTCGATCCGGACGCACAGCTATACGAAGGATGAAATCCTCGGCTTCGGCACCGACCTGATTGACGCAGCGCACGCGGCTATCAAGCCCGACGCGCCGCTTATTGCCGGCGACCACTGCAAGTTCTGTAAGGCGTCGGGCACTTGCTCGGCTTTGCGGAGTAACGCTCTGGCCGTAGCGCAGGATGAGTTCGGCGTGACGCGCAGTGTCGAAGACCTGACGCCGGAAGAAGTTGCAAATTATATGGACAAGATTCCGCTCCTCGAAGAGTGGATCAAGTCTATCCGCCGCCACGCGCACACGATGCTTGAGACTGGGCAGGCGCTGCCCGGCTTCAAGCTGGTTGAGAAGCGGCCGACTCGTCGTTGGAAGAACGAAGAGGAACTGCTGGCGTGGGCGACGACCGAAGGTCTCGAAGACGATGACATCTACGATAAGAAGTTGAAGTCGCCTTCGCAGATCGAGAAGGTAGTTGGCAAAAAGAACTTGCCCGCTACTCTCGTAATGGCGGTGTCAACTGGGGTCTCGATGGTCCCTGATACCGACAACCGACCGCCAGCCGCGCTCCTTGCGGCTGACGAATTTGACGTGACTGAGTAAATAAGGAAACTCCGATGACCAAGGTAATTACCCCTGAAGCCGTTATCAGCTACCCGCATATCTTCGAGCCGCAGACTCCGCCGGGAGCAAGCGAACCCGTCTATTCCTGCTCTCTGGTGTTTCCAGACGGAACCGACATCACCGATCTCAAAGCCGCAGCCCTCGCCGTTGGCAAAGAGAAGTGGGGCGACAAGTTCAAAGCCCTGCTCCAGTCCGGAAAGATTCGTATGCCGTTCCGCGAAGACGGTGTCGAGAAGGGCTATCCTGAAGGCTCGACGTTCATGAACGTTAAGTCGAAGCAAGCGCCGCAGGTCGTGTCGAAGTTTGCTGGCGCCGACGGCAAGCCCGCCCCGATCACTGATCCGAAGGAAATTTATCCTGGCGCCAAGGTCCGTGCTTCGCTGCGCGCCTACGCTTACAGCGTCAACGGTAACAACGGCGTGGCCTTCAGCCTCGGCAACATCCAGAAGACGGATGACGGCCCGCGTATGGACGGTCGCCTCTCGGCTGCTGATGAATTCTCTGCCGAAGCTCGTCCGTCCGCAGACATTTCGGACTTGGATGATCTCTTGTGATTTGACTTGTCTGCTATAAAGCAGTACAAACTGGGGCCGGGAGTTTGGAAGTCCTCCCGGCCCCTTTTAACTGCTATGTAGGAGCAGCTAATGACCAAGCATATTATGACCGCGGAAGAAGCGCGTCAACTTTTTACGTACAACGAAGAAACTGGCGAACTGCACTGGACAATAGATGTCCGGCCGCGCGCAAAGAAAGGCGAGGTAGCCGGATTTATATGTCCGGCCGATGGCTACCGACGTATAGGCTACAAAGGTTCTATAAATCTTGGACACCGAGTGATGTGGCTGTTCCACATGGGTCGTTGGCCACATAAGTTCCTCGACCATATCGACGGGAACAGAGCAAACAATCGTATAGAGAATTTACGTGAAGCGTCTCGTACTGACAACAACAGAAACGTAGCAATACAGCGCAATAATACTTCTGGTTATAAAGGGGTTAGTTTGATGCGACGCGACAACGTGTGGGTCGCGCAGATAACTGTTAACCGAAAGAACTATTTCCTGGGCCGCTTCGCTACACCAGAAGAAGCACACGCCGCGTATTGCAAAGCGGCGAAAGAACTTCACGGCGAGTTTGCTAACACTGGCTAGTCCAGAACCTCAGAGATCATCTGGGCTTTCTTAGCAAGTGCGCGTGCAACTATTTCGTCGCAGGAATTTGCAAGGCCAAATGACCGCACGATCACTGGCTTAGACTGGCCGATGCGGTGGCATCGCTTTGAAGCCTGGGCGTTCGTTGCTGGCACCCAGTCCATCTCCACGAAGACAACTTGGTTCGCAGCCGTGAGCGTGATCGCGGTCGAGCAGGCCGTGATCTGGCCGATGAAGACGCGGCACGACGGGTCAGTCTGGAACCTATCAATTTCGGACTGTCGCTCCTGATTTGCCATACCGCCCACCACGTAGGCCGGGTTGAACTCCGCCAGTTCTTCGCGCAACGCTTCGAGCGCGGCGCGGTGATAGGCAAACACTACCACCTTGTCGTAGGCATGGTCCTTCAACTCGGCCGATAACTGCGCAGCGACCGGCTTCGCCTTGGCCAGTGCGGTGAGCCGGCGGAGCGAGGCCATGCTGGACACAATTGAATCGAGTTTGCCGGACACGTCGTCTTGCGTGACGGCGCTTTGCAAGATAAGCTCGACGGCTTGGCGCTCGTCCGGGCTTTCGATGTGGGCCGTGTCGTCCCAGTTGGCGACTTCGACTACGGTGTCCTGCCACCACAGCGGCGGCAACTCCGTCAGAACTTTATCGGCCTTGCGGCGGAGCATGATCGACTGGAGGATGGACTTGAACTCGCCCATTCGTTCAGCTTTGTTGCCTAAAACCTTAAGACCGAACTGCCTGTTCCAGGTCTTGCAGAAATACAGAGTATAATCGACGAAGTTTAATGGGTAGTTCCATATCGCTTTAAGATGAGTCCAGAAGTCAGAGACATCATTAGGAATGGGAGTGCCGCTAAGAAGCCAAACACGGTCGCTGAAACGAACAAGACCGTCGCCACGACAGTACTGACCATATAGGTACTTTGTGCGCTTAGCTTGACGATTTTTAAGATAGTGCGCTTCGTCGATGACGAGAACATCCGGTTCCAGTTTGGCGATCTCATTACGCGCTTCCTTCGATTGCGTTAGTTTGTCGTAACTGTAGATTACTACTTCGCGCTCGATCTTACCCCAGCGTTCGAACTCGCGGCGCCAGTTAATCTTGGCGATGGCTGGACAGACTACGGCAACTTTCTTCAGGCCAAGCTGGTCGCACGCGGCTATGACTTGGATCGTCTTGCCTAGCCCCTGCTCATCCGCGAGAAACGCCGCGGGATTTTCTGCGAGGAATTTTGCCCCCGTCTTCTGATACTCGAATAGGTGATCCATTCTCCAGCCTCTCTGCGGCGTAGCAAGCAATCAGCGCAGCATCCGCCCGCCCGTCGTCCTTCTTCCGTGCGAAGAGGTGCGCCTGGTCAGGGAAAAGTTCTTGCGCTCTTGCTCGGCTTCCGTCCTTTCCGCCAAACAATCGCATAGCCTTAGTCCACGTTTGCGGCGGGATCAAGGCGAAAGGAATGTCAAGCGCGGCCAGCACGCCTTCGAGTACACCAGCCGCACGGCCGAAGCTGAAAGTAGAAGCGACGCCTTGCCCCGGCATCGAGTGGACTTTCTCGACGGCTGCGGTCATGCCCTCGGTTACATGTAACCGCAACGCAGAAGAAAGGGCCACGGCGTCAACCTGATTGACGGTCCGTGGCCCTCGCTTAACCTTAGTAGTGGGCATATCTATAACGACAATCGAACGGTCGTCCGTGTCGAGAAGTACCAAAGCGCCAGAAGCGCCGGGGTCAACGCCCAGGATTTTCATGGGCGAACAGTATACGTTTAGAACTTAGTGCGCAAGTGACTACGTGGCCCCAGCTTTTTACGGTGCCGAAGACCGACTGGCTTACTACGCCGCTTGGCTTTTGGCAGCGGTTTCCATGCACCTTTAACTACAGTCTTGGCCATTACTGTGCGGCTCCTGCCTTTTGCAACTGAGTGTATACTTCGTACTTGACGGCATCGCGGTACATATCCCGCGACTGTTCGAAGACTTTGCGGAACACACGGCGTTTCTGTTCGTCATCAAGACCGACATACCACGGCTGCTTGACGATCTGATCGAGTTGCTGCTTCGCGACAGCGCCTGACGCGTAGGCAAAGCGGCGGTGCAAGTCCTGCGGTATCTCGTACTTCTGCCCGTTGATAGTGACAAACTTGTCGGGCTTACCCGCAACGAACATGATCTTTGCGGCCTCGGTCTTGGCTGGGCTTGACACGTTCTGCTGCGATACACGAACAGGGGACAAAAGGTTGAACGCAACAGCAGCCGCGCCACCTTCACTCGGCGTTTTAAATCCGGTGCGGGTGATGCGGTCGCCCCACGGGTCGAGCCGCGAAGGAAGATTATCGCTAAGACCAGGCACGCGTGACTTAGCTGTGTTGAGCAACTCGCCAGCAAAAGTCTCGGCTGTCGTATCGCGTAGGATGGGGTCGATAGCAGAGGCCGTTTGCGGAAGAACGTTCGGAATAAACGACGCCGCCATCTTCTTAACGTAACCTTCGCCGTACCGATCCGGGTCCGAGAAGGCTTCCATCAGGTCGGAGATACCTTGCAGATAGGTCTTGCTGGCAAGGTTCTTCGCGATAGCCAGCGTGATGGCCGTGCCTGCTTCCTCAAGCTGCTTCTTATCCATGAACTTGCTAAGCGTAGCAAAGTCCGCAGCCAAACCAATCTGCATAGCAAGCGGTTCAAGCCGGCCGTACTGATAGTACTTGCCGCCAATCTTGATGCTCTGCGGCTGCCAGCCCGTAGCCAAAAGCGCAGCGCGCTCAGCCGGATCGCTTGGGCCGTTGCCCGTTACGATACCTGCTTCGGCCAGAGCAGCAACGGACCCGGCGATAGCCGTACCGAGAGTAACCCGCGCCAGTGCTTCATCCCGCGCCCGACCGCCCTTAGTAACGTCCGTCCAAAAACTCTTGGCCAGAGGCGCCAGCGGAGTACGGCCGAGTGCTTGCTTAAGGATGTTGACTGGCGTGCGGACAAATGGGACGATGAAGCGGACAGGCCACGCGGTCTGCGTGACGCGCTGTGCCAACTTACCGTACTTGCCGAGTTCATTCTGGAATGTCATGACTTCGGCGTGCTTCGTCGCCGCGTCACGCATCTGCTTAGTCGGGTTAGCTAGATAGTTCTTGTACAGTTCGGCGCGCTTTGCTGCGTCACCGCCAGCTTCCTTAGCAGCCTGGGCGTATGCCTGCGCAGCCAGTTCACCTTGGCTGTTGATGGCCTTGAACAATTCGTCTTCCGCCGTAAGCAACCGACTTGGAACACGGATTACTTCGCCCGTAATACCGCCAATAGCTTTCTTTTGTTGTTCTACTGCGGTCTTTGCGCTTCGCGCTTCTCCGGTACGGATGGCTTCGGCGAACAGACGAAGACCATCTTTCGCGCCCTGCAACATACCGACCATGCGCGCTTTAACTTCGCCGGAAGTGATGCGGTCTTCAGAGCGAAGTACCTTTCCGATACCGGAAGCTAGTGCCTTTTCCGGGAGAGACATGAAGCTGAAAAGCGTATTTGAAGTTACGTTTACAGCGTGCGTCGTCGGCCCCGCCAGCAGGCCGTTAATCCAAAATTCGGAAATCTTATCGCCAAATCCAGGCTTCGTCGCCTCACCGACAAATTTCGATACGGCTTCCGGAGAATTCAGCGTGCCGATCTTGCGCAGAAACTCATCGATTGCCGCGGGGTCCGTAATGTCGGTATACTGGCCGATAGCCATCTCGACGGCGCGAGAACGATCCGACCCCTGAACTTCACGCAGCGACCGCATAGCGCGGCCGAGTTCTGCCGTGGCGCCAGCCAACTGCTCTTGAAACGCAGCCTGGCGCATGACCGCTTCGAGCGCCTTAGCCCGCAGGTTCTGGTCGCCAGTCGCCATGTATTCGCGGGCGGTAGCGAACAGGTCTTCCGCACTAGCGACAACCGCGCGGCGTGCAGCCGTAGTCTGTTCGGCGTTGAGCGGCTGGCCGATCTTGCGGCCGATAATGTCTTCTAGGTCAACCTTGTCCGCGAGACGATTGATCTCTTCAATCGGCATCACGCCGCGACGTGCTTCGACGAACGCGTCGTTAGTTGCCGCCACCTCGTCAAGCAAACGCTTAACGTCGTCGGTTGTTTCGAGCTTAGTGACGTTGATATTACCGGCGCGGTCAACAACAGGCGCAGCCTCTTCTACCGGCGCGGCCATGTTCTCAAGCGTGCGCGCAGCACGGGCTACGTTTTCCTGCGTTACAGGAATGGTAGGAACCGCTTCTGCTGCTGCAACCGGGGCCGGTGTTACCGAAACTTCAGGGGTAGCTACAGGCTTCGGCGCTTCCACAACTTCCGGTGCAGCGGACGGACGCGCTAGACGCGGTGCCGGTGGGGGCGTGATCGGCTCGGCTACTTCTGCGATACGTGGCAGTGTAGGGGTAGCGCGTGACGGAAATTCGGGGACTGTAGCAAACGGGTACTTCATCGTCGCGAAGTCAGCGATGCCAAGTGCCTGTTCTGCGAATGACGTTGGCGTCTGCTTTACACTGGTCAGCGCCTCAATCGCGGGCAACACGCCGATGTTTTCGAGAAGTTGTCCGGTCCCCTGGGCGGCGCCCATAAGACCAGCCTGCGCCGTAGTGTACGCAGCCGCACCAATGTCCCCAAGCGGGGCGTAAAGATACTTGCCGAGAACGCCGAGGTTCTCAAGTGCGGCGCGATTCTCCGGATCAAGACCAAGCGACGGCTCTGCGGCTAATACATCGCCAGCACCCGCAATAGCTGCGCCAAGCGGCGTTGTATCGGCAGGAGACGGAACCTGCGGCAACTCGGCTGTGGGCTGCTGGTCAATAACGCCGGGAAGGAACCGAGCGCCCTTGCCGTAGTCCACCATTTGCTGAGTAAGTTTAGGGTCAAGGGCTACGCCATTGTCCGCTGCAAACTTAATCAGTGCATCCGCGCTGGCACCAGCGTCCAGCATCTGCTGAAGCGTCTGCGCCAGCGCAGTGCTTTCATCGATCTGCGTCTTGGCGGTAGCGTCTGCCATGTAGTCCTCGATTTATAAGATCAGTCGGGTGCGTTGCCCATCGATGGCCCGCCAAAGAATGAACCGCCTCTGGCCTGCTTCATGATCTTACCGGCATCAGGTCCATTAGTCACGCGGACAAACCCGCCCGGAAGAACCTGACCTTGGGCAAAAACTGGCGGAGAACCAGGCGCTCCACGTTCGTACACAACAGTCCGAACCTTACCGTCCGGAGACTTGCCTTCGCCGGAACCGTCGCCGCGCTTGAACCGCGCCTGGTCCAACCGCACACCGATCCAACCACGCGCAGATGCGTCCTTCTGCGCCGGGGTCATGCCGGGGCTATAGGCAAGTACCTTCTGTTCGGCGTTGAGGATAGGTTGGCCAGTACGCTTATTGATCCATACTTCTTCAGCGATGCCGTCGCCGTTGTAGTCGAACTGCTTCCATTCGCCTTCAACGTTTTCCGGAAGACCAGTCAGTTCTTGAACGGACTTGTCGCTCATGACCATGAACGTCTTGCCGTTAATCTCTTTGGTCTGAAACGGCGTGGCGTCCTTAGTGAAGTCAGCCATACGCTTGACCTGCTCATCCATAGGGAGAGCCAGAAACGCCTTGCGCTTGTTCTCGTCGGTGATGGTCTTGGCGTACTCTTGAGCAGCGCCCGTGAACTTAGCACGCTCATTCATCGCGGCCTGAAGCTGCGCCAACTGAAGCTGAGTAGCAGCGCGGTTCTGCGCAGTCTGCTGGACGCTGGCCATAACCGCCTGCGGCGAAACCTGCGAACCCCGGCTGGCGGACTTCAGCAGCGCGCCAAGCGCGGCCAGCTTTTCACCGCCGGAAAGCGTCGAAGCGACATCGCCCTGAAGCGCCTTTTGTATGCTGTCCAGAGATGTAATATCCGGAAGAGTATTCTTAACGTCGTTGCCAACAGGAAGAGCAGTGCTGCGGCTACGACCGCCGATGCCGAGAGTTTGAAGGATACCCATGTCGAACCTCTATTAAAGGAAGCCGAGCGTCTTAAGCCCGCCGAGAACACCAGCAACATCACCGGCCGTGCCGAGGAAACCCTGGCCCGGCGTAGTCGAAGTCTGAGTTGACGACTGCACATTCGGCAGGCCCGTGAGGCCCGACTGAAGAATGCGAAGCTGCTCGACCGGGTAGCCGCGCTGTGCGAGGAAGTCCTGATAGGCCACGTCGAGGTTCTGCTGAGCAAGACCGCGCTGCGCCTGGCCAGCGGCCTGAAGCATACCGGCGCGGGCCTGTTCCTGCTGAAGCGCCTGATTGCCGTAGCCAGCAAGAGCCGAAGCACCAGCCAACTGCTGACCCGGAAGGGCCTGCGCCATCTGCGCGGCCTGGCCGTAACCCTGGCTGTACAGGTTAGCCAAGGTTTCAGCCATGTTGCGTTCCTGTTCGCCAGCAAGCTGCGCTTCGTAGACACCACGACGTTCATTGCCAAATGCCTTCGAAGCCGCAAGCTGCGCCTTGGTAGCAGCGTCGCGCTCAGCGCGGGCCTGCGACAGACGAGCCATTGTAGCATCGATCACATTCTGCTGGTACGGGTTCATGAAACCCTGCACATTCTGCTGGAACTGCTGCGGCGAGAACATCGCTGCCTGCTGCGCGACCTGAGTGGCCTGCGCCAGTTCCGGCGCGCCGACGCGGTTTGCCGCGGCCTGCTGCGCCATCTCGAATGCCTGCTGTTCGGCAGGGCGGAAACCGGCAACGCGCGGCCCGCTGTAGGGCTGATACGGCAGAGAGGCGACCTGCTGCGCCGCCGTCATGTTGCGCGTCAGCGCCTCTTTAATAAACGGGTCCAGCGTATTCTGCTGGGTTGTCGTTGCAGTCTGACCGCCTTTAGACATACTTAAAGTTCCTTAATCACCGTAGTGCAGAGGTGTTTCGCGCCACGGCTTTCTAAAACCCTCATCCAGCCCTTCCTGCCTGAAACCGAAAGAGATGTACACCCAACTACCTTAGCATAGATTTCAATGGAATCCCACATCTCAAGTAACTCTTCCATCTCACCCCCGGCGAGAAAAATATGGAAGACTTTCTTTTTCGGATAGAGGTAGATTTCCGTGATTACCGCGCTGTTCTTGCCCGGCCAGAGTTGAAACTGTCCGGCTTCAGTCCCGGCCCATATGTCTTCGATGTCGTGCGTCCCGTTGGAATAAGCCAGCGCGTCTTCAAGCCACTTAGCACACCGATCAAACTCTTCGCGCAGTTCCATCTTATTGCTGCACCTGCGTAACCGCCAAGACAACCGCCGGAGAAGCAGGGGCAAATGCCGTCGCGGCCACCGTGTCGATAGTCACCGCCGTATCGTCTGCGGCGTAGCAAATCTCGATGTAGTCGTTCGCGGCCAGTGAGAAGAACTCTGAGAGCGAGATCGGCACGTAGCCAGAGTTAATAGCGATAGAGACAAGCCGCGCGCTGTTGGCGATGTCGCTGCCGTTCTTGCGGAACCAGACCCACACTGTCTTGGCCGACGAGCTTGTGCTAGTAATCTGCACTGTCGCGTCGAACTGATAGAGGCCGGACTGCGACACGACGATCCGCGAAGTGGGCGAACCGCGCGAGATGCCGTTGGCGACCTCTGTGCTGTCGAACGTCAAAGCATAGGCGGTGTTAGCCGCCGCTGGCGTTGCGTCCGTCGTCTTGGCGAACTCGCCGTAATACTTCTGCTGCTCAATCGTCGGACGCACAAACAGAACGCCGTTAGTGGCGTCGGAGATAACACACGCCGCGATAGGGATGACGTTATTCGGCGCTGTCGGCTTGGTCTTGGTCAAACCCCCGGCCGTAGTTGGCGAGGCATAAAGAATATCGCCAGGGCTAAACGCGCTGGTATTAAGGCCACGCACAAAACCCCAAGTGCAACAGTAGCCCTTCTGCCCGCTGTCCGGCAGATCGTGCGTCATGATGCCAAGGATATAAAGCGTCGGGGTAGAGCCATCCGCCAGATACGGCGCTACAAGAAGTGCGTTTGACGTAGCCCCGGCGAAGCCGACGACAGTGCCGTTCGGGATCGTGACCCCGGTGGTGTTGCCGACACGGGCGTAAGTCTCCTGCCCGATCTGCTGCGTAACCCCGTACTCCATGCCGAGGTCAAGCGTCTGATCCGTATCATTCCACGCCAGCCGCGCCGTCTGCATCGTGTGCGGAAGGCCGGTAGTGAAGTCGATCTCCGGCGTAACCAGCTTTTCCGGATACGGAATGACCACATCGGAACCGCGGCCATACCGCTTGTTCACCTCAACTTCCAGCGTGCGATTACGCTGCGCTTCGGTCAACGGGTTGTAGGTTGGCGGGGGCGAGGGAAGTTTCATCGCCGGCCACCGCCAATCGCTTCAAGCCGCATCGTCCCGACACGCCAATCCGTGTTATCCTGCGCGATGATCTTCATCTTTACTTGGCGTCCGTTGAAGCGAACGCTCGTCGGGTTGGCCATGCTGTACGGCCCGTAGCTCCAGACCGGCGCATTCGGATAATACTTCGTCGAGAACGAAACCGTGACTTGGCCCTGGGTGCGCTCGTCCGGGATGAGTTCGTTGACGTAGAATACCCGGTCGCCGTTGCCGATCTGTATCGGGCCGGACTCCAGATATACTTCTTCGCCAGCATGGTTCACGCCAACTTCGTGATCGTAGATGTAGCCATCCGGCGTGACGTACAGCGGATTGGCGAACTGACCACGATCAGTACCCGCTGCGCGCGCGAGCGTTCCGATGGTCCAGTAGTTCTGGCTGTAGTCCCATACGACGTAGCGGTTATTCTCCATCGAACTTGCCGACGGATAGAACCACCACACTTCGTTGAACTGCGAATTATTGACGGCGTAGACTTTGCTGATCTGCGCCTGGTTGATGTCGCTGAAAACGTAGTCCGACACTTCGCACGGCACCGACTTGACGTAGCCGTCGTACATGAAGAAGCCACGCGTCCCCATCCATACGGCAAAGTTGTCCTGCACGGCAATCGCGTTCGCTCCGGCGAGACCACACGCACGACCTGCATATTCAGAAGTATAAACGAACGGCTGGCCAGTGTAGGTAACGATATGCGCGTCCATGTCGGTCAGGATCAGGTTCTGACCGCGGACGCGCTTACCTGTGACAATTTTGCCACCAGTCTGGAGAATAAGACTGCCGGCGTTGTTTGTGCTTGAGGGCGTCCAGACCGTGTTATCTTCGAGATCGGACCACTGGATTTTGCGCGGATTACCGCCGGCACCCAGCGCCATCATCGAGCGCTCGTTCGTTACAAGAACGCCGGTGTTTCCAGTCGGCGCGTTTGTGACGGCCGCAGCCTTTGTCGGCGTAGTCGCGTCAAGCTGCCATTCGTAAATCTTGCCGTCATAGTTTGAGCAAGCGACCAGATACTCGCCCCAAGTGTCCATCGTCCAGGTCGTTGCCGGCGTGGTTGAACCCACGTCGGGACGCGGTACGCCGTAATATCCAGCGCTGTATGCGCCAACGGAATAGCCCCCGCCGACAGTCGCATCGGCGTTGCCCGGCGTAAAGCCGGTCGGCGTGATGTCCACGACAACGCTTGACTGAGTGACGGCGTAGAGCTTCGTGTGAGTGCCGACGCCGATCCAGCGAGTGTTGCTGTTGTCGCGCCACGTAATGATGCCGCGCGGCTTGCCGTTCATCTGGGTCGTGGTACGCTGCTGCCACCCGCCAATCGGCCGGATCATGCCTTCTACCCAGCGCACAAAGTTCGCGTCGTACCACCGGCCCGAAGCGTCAAGCTCAGTGCCGTTGCGGTAAATGCCCGGTGGTAGTTTGATCGGAAGAAGGGCCATGTTTGCGTCCGTAGTTAACTGTTCACCGTATATCAGTTTTTAGCAGACTTTGCATCTACCGGACAATCGTGTTCGCAAACGCAGATATAGCGGCTATTATGGGCCTCAATCTCCGCAATAGTTTCGGCGGTGTCCTTCAGACTATCGTAACTGATTGGCTTCGTGATCTTGCAATAGTCACTGACTACGGCGGGCGCGGTCGAATCTAGAACGCAGCCGCTCAGTCCGAACAGGATCGGGAGTAGCCACAGCTTGTTCGGCTTGTTCTTCACGGCGCTGCACCTCCTGTAGATCGGCCTCGCGCTGCTGCGCCTTTCCGGCCTCGAGCAACTGCCGATCTGCAAAAAGCCTAAAGACGGCTTGAAGCAAACCGAACAGTTGCTTGAGTAACTGGATCACTTCACGCCGTTACGAACGAACGCAGCGAGAAGCGCAGTAAACACCAGGTTGGCGGTCTGCATCAGGTCGGCATCGCCAACGAGATAGGCGCCAACGGCAGTGAGAACGGCGATTCCGGCCGTGATGTAAGTCTTATAACCTGCAAGCATCTTATTACTCCTTATGGATATTGCTTCCAAGGAAGCTGCCAATGCGGCCCGTCCTTGAATGTACGCCAATCTCCGCCCCATTCAATCGGAACTTTGAGTTCGGCTGCGGCCTGCTTAACAGCCTTTGCGATCTTAGCATAGAGTGGCCAGTCCCAACGAATCTCGCCATCAATGACAGCCGCGAGATCAACGGCATGGCCCGTAATATGACGCGAACGCATTGTCTTTGAAGCACCCGACTTCACAAGTTGTTGCTGACGTGCAACAGTACGCAGGCCTTCGATAACGCTGAAGTCTACTTCCGTAATTTGGATAGCGCGCTCGACTACACGGACCAGATCGGGATGTACGCCCTTGAGTCGTTCCTTCGACTTAGCGCCAAGAACGAAAGACATTATCCGCCAACCTTCATCTTAAATGCAGTCCAGATAATCCCAACCGCCACGATCACACCGGATAGCCACTTAATAAAACCCACGACGCCGGACGCAGTTTTCCATGCGTCAACCAGACCGGATACGGCGGTTGACAAATCTTCTACCTTCTGGGTCAGATCGACAATTTCTTTTTGCAAGAGAGCGATCTCTACTTCGTGCTGCACATCAGACATAGTGGACCCTACACTAAATAAGCTACAAGAACGACAGCGGCCGTGGGTGCGGCCACATCTACTACGGACTTAATAGTCCACACTCTACCTTGGAACCCGCCATGCCACGGCATATTAGCGCGGACTCCAAAGCCGTAACGTTCGATCCAACGATACTCCGCCTGGGCATGTTCACGTCCGGCGTATAGGCCAATGGCAAACGCCGCTCCGGCCCACCAATCGCCAGTCAGCAAACCGATTGCTGCTTGACAAAGAAGACCGAGGGCGGCGTGTACCATCTTACTTGGCTTCGAGTTCTGCAACGCGGGCCGAAAGATCGTCGATCTTTGCGTTTGCCTCCTGCAATGCTTTCAGCAGCATATACGGCAGGACGCTACCCTTGAGGACTTTGTAGCGGATGCCGGTATCGTCGATGTCCTGAAGAGCCTCTTCGACAAGGCCGGGAAACACCTCTTCGACTTCTTGCGCAATGAGGCCCAGTTCACGCGGCTTATCTTCCGCGTCGGTGTGCCAGTTATACTTGACCACACGCAGCTTGCAGATGTCATCAAGATACCCATCGCGGGTGCTTTCGATATTCTTCTTCAGACGGTAATCCGACGACCACGAGCTAGTGCCATTGCCGTACAGATACCAGATGTTCACGCCCTGCGTCACACCGGCATAGTGGTACGACGAAGTGCTATTGCCGGTGTTCTGGAGGTTAGAGAAATAACTATAGACGTTGCCGGTCGTACTATCGTTATACGAGTTGATTACCGCAGTAGGGCCAGAAGCCGCCCGAACGTCGAGGCGTCCAGAAGGGCCTGTTACCCCGATCCCGACGTTGCCGCTGCTGTCGATGCGCATCCGGCTGCTACCGCCGATAGACCAGTCGTAATAGCAACTTGCAGACGTATTCCAGATGAAGCCGTCAGTTCCGCCAGCGGTCGGCGTACAGTCGAGTGTCGAGGAACCAGTTTGCAGGCGGAGTACACCGAGCGACCCAACTTCAAGCTTTTTGCTGGGGCTGCTCGTCCCGATCCCGACGTTGCCGCTGGAATTGATGACCATGTTGACGTTAGCGCGGGAATTGTTCCCGAACTGGAGCGCGTCATTGGTGCGGTCAGCCCAGATTTGCCAGTTGCGCTGACCTTGGTTCTCAAAACCGATACCCGCGCTGTTGCTGCCCGAGTTCGTCGCGCTGATCCAAGCCTGCGTATTGCCGTTCTGGCTCAGGTGCAGCAGGTAGCTAGGCGAACTCGTGCCGATCCCGACATTCGTGCCGGTGTCGTAGATCACCGACGCCGACACAGCCGAAGTGCCGTTGCCCTTCAGTACATACCCGCTGGTCAACGAGGTAGCGCCAGTGCCGCCGTTGGCGACAGGAAGTGTGCCGCTAACTTGGGTCGTGAGGCTGACAGTGCCCGACAAATCGCTAGTCGGTATAGTGGCCGATGCGGTTAGCGCGGAAGTCCCGCTCCCCTTGACGTAACCCGTGAGCGTCGTTGCCCCGGTACCGCCCCGCGCCACGCCCAGCGTGGTGATCGTCGGCTCTTTGCCATTAAGCTGCGTCTGGATCGACGAGGTCACGCCGTCGAGGTAGCCGAGTTCGGCCGGGGACAGCGACGCGCCATTCGCGGTGATGCTGCCAGCAACAGTCAGAACCTTACCCGAACCAACATTGAGGCCAACGCTCGTACCGGAACCGGCTGCGGCGAAGATAGCGTCAATCGTATCGAGGTCGGTGTTGAGCTTAGTACCCCAGGTATCGGCGCTGGCACCGACTTCCGGTTTCGTAAGTCCAAGGTTCGTCGTGGTAGTATCAGCCATAATTTACCTCACGCAGCCAATGAGTCTGGAAATACTCGCGGCGTCCAAGTTTCGCTTGTATCAGAAAGCGGAGTCCAAGTCTCGCTTGTTGTTTCTTGCGGCGTCCAAGAAATAGCAGTATCCGCCTGAGTAGTCCATGTCTCAGGCGTAGTTTCTTGTGGCGTCCAACTTTCCGGTGTTACCGGTTGCGGCTCCCACTTCTCTACCGCATCTACAGTTACGCTTGACTGCGCATTCGCAGCGATAGCGGCGCCCAGAACGCGCGTAGCAGAGACTTGCGCGGACGACTGCGCGTTGGTCGTAATGCTGACAAGGAACACGCCTTGCAGCGTGCAACTAACCGAAGCCGCGGCGTCTGATGTAGCGCCGCTCTGCTGAATGCGAGTAGCGGCAACAGTCGTACTAGACGTGGCGCTGGACGTGATGCTCGGCTGCTGGACGCGCGTAACCGAAACCGAACCGCTTGCCGCTGCATTAGCTGTAGCGGAGATCGACTGGACGCGATTAGCAGTAACAGTCGTCGAGGACGTAGCCGACGTATCGACAGCGGCCAGCTTTACGATCTGCGCGGACGCAGACGCAGAAGACGTGGCGCTTACGGCGACCACAATCTCCTTGGGGTCTATGCCGTAATTGCCACGTCCGTAAAGGCCGCTACCGTAGCCGGCCATCTATCAGTCCAGATTAATGTCGAAGTCTCCGGCCGGGATGCGAAGCACATCGCCCGACGCAATAGTCTTCGAAGTCGTGAGCGCGCCGTAGGCCAGCAGATTGCCGCCCGACAGTGCATCATAAACAGCGGCGTAAGTGATCGTGCCCCATGAACCAGTGGCGGTCGGAAACTCAACCGCGGCCGTGTTCGAAGCCTGGTTGTTCGTCACGGTGAACGCAATCGTCTGGCGGGCATACGAACCGCCCGACACTTCGGTGCCGCTGCCGGTTTCGCCCGGATCGCTGGTGAACAGCGCGACGTACAGAGTGGACGGAGCGGTATACGCGGTCGCCCCGAAGACGTGCAGGAGAACCTTGTTCTCAAGATAATTCGAGAAAGACATTCAACCGATCCTTAACCAAACGTGCGGAAACGCGACTTCAACTTGGACGACCCGATGCGGGCGCGTTCGTCGGCCAGCATCATATCATCAAACAGGCGCTGATACAGCCCGGCCCAGACATTAATCCGGTCGTCTTCCTTCAGATACGGAGCCGACTGGATTAGGGCTGCGTAGAGGTAGAGATCGGGGCTTTCTTCTAGCAGCCAGTTAGACGTGTTGCTATCAGACAGCGCCGGAATCTTGGCGTAGTAGAGAAGCTCGGCGTCGTACTCTCCGTCGGGATACGGCACGAC